TCTCTACGTTTAACCCACAAAGCATAGCGTTCTTCTCCTTCTTGATTTATTATATCTGTTATCCAAAAATTCGGATTTTCAATTAGTGATGCAATAATATATCCTTCTGGATCTTTTTTCTTTGATAGCTTATGAAAAAAATATCTATCCTTTCTTTCCATAAATTTATCAAATTTAGTATTCATCTTTCCATTGTATTTGAAATAATCATATCCTCTGTTTGCAAAATGCGAACGCAATGCAAGAAACATCACATAAGCATCATATGCATCATAAGAATGCTTCTCCATTTATATAGGAAGTCTCCTAGTTTTAGGTAAAAGATTCATATCTTCAGCTTCAACTTGTAATTTACTTTTTAGAGGTTCGGATTTTTTTATAATAGCAGCGGCAGTTTCTATCTCAATACCATTCCTTTCACAATATTCTACTATAACATCAAAATATTCAGCGCCAGTATCTTCTACTTTGCGTTCTATTGCTCTTAACATTTCAATGGAATCTAGCATTCCATTAACTTTCATAAATGATTAATCTCCTCAAATTCCTTTCTTATTTCTAAAAACTTTCCTATATAATCTCGGGATTTCTTTTTGAAAACCTTAGCTATAGGATCACCATCTCTCATTATTATAACAACTATATCTTCAAGTGTAATACCAAACATTTCATATGCCATAAAAGCATATGCAGCACCTTGCATGAAATATGATTCAATATCAGTTTCATACTTATCTCTAGCACTAGTTTTAAAATCGACAATAGATTGGACGCCATCAAACTCTGCTATTAAATCAGCAGTGCCCGCAGATTTTAATCTACGAGAAAACATTTGTATTTCTGTGTGAAAAATATTATCTACGGAAATATCTAATACATTTTTAATAGGTATAAAATCCACTAAAATGAATGGATTCACATCTACACTATTAAGTCTATTATTAAGATAATCCTCACATAACTCATGCACCGCTGTGCCTCTCAGAGAGGCTCGCTGTGAGACTAGGTTAGCCTCCTCCTCACCAACACGAGCCCTCCACTCGCTTATGTGTGTGTCACTGAGCATAGACAGGACAGAGGTGACTGACGGAAAAGCGTCCCCGCCAGGCACTCTGTATAGTCTGTGTAGTTCCGAATCGATGCGCTCAATTGGAACGTACTTATCTTCTGGAAAAGATAAGTGAGTAAATGATTTGTGTTGCATAGAACTAGAATGTTATACCTAATCTGTTTTTGTTGATTATATAATCTCTAACGAGACCAGACCTAACAATGTCATCTTCCGTAAATTCAACGTGATCAAACGATTTCATACTATCTATAATACTCATAAAACCTTTGAGACCATTTTTCTCATGTGATCTTGTAAAATCACTTTGACTATAATCTCCACAAAATATGATTCTTGAATTATCACCTACTCTTGTTATAATAGAGTCTAATTCATGTCCTGATAAATTAGAACATTCATCAACAATGATAATAGAATTAGATATAGTAGTTCCTCTTACAAATGATGTAGGAAGAAAATTTACTATCTTTTTTAATTTAAGAATCTGATAAGCATCAGCTCTGCCAAAAAGCTCATTAAAAATTGCTTGGTAAGGAGCTTCATAAACTTCTAATTTTTCTTTAGTTGAGCCAGGTAAAAATCCTATATCTCTTGTCGGCACTGCCGATCTAACTAAAGTTATTCTATTATGCTTACTTTTAGAATCTAATATTCTCTGTAAAGCCAAATATATCGAAATAAAGGTTTTACCAGTTCCTGCAGAACCATGTAAAAGAAGATGTTTACCACTTTCAAAAGATTCAAATACTTTAGATTGGTTGATTGTTTTTGGTTGCACCTCATTTAATATGAGATTTTCATCTACTTTAATTGGTTCTCCGTGCTTTTTTCTGCCTCTTCTTGTTGCTTTGACCCTCTTTTCCGTGGGTACTTTTCGGTCCTCTTCTTCAACGAGACCTTCAAACATATTTGCTATTCCTAGAATGTGTTGACGTTTCCTTTCGGGTGCGCCTCCTTGACTCTTGATAATACTTCTCTAAATCCATTGTCAGGCTTTGAATTTACGCCTTTAGATGAAACTAGATTCTGTTTAATCAGTCCGGGAGTATCAATTCCTCTCTTTACATTAGGATGTTTTTCGAGATAATCATTTATCTCAGAGAACTTCATAATTTCGTTATAAATGTCTCCATTTTCTGCTACAAAATTATAACTGGGCATTATTCATATTCCTGATCATCTTCATCTTTTTTCTGAAATTCATCTAAAGGATCGAGTTTTCGGCTTCGATGAAATATTTTCTCATCTTTAACTTTCATTTTCTTATTTTTTTGCCTACGATAATTCGTATTACCATCATGGCTTTCGAAGCTATCGAATTTATCGAAGCTTCTATATGTTTTGCCCATTTTACTCGGCAGCCTCCTTACTCTTTGCTTTCTTTGTTTTGAATGGATCAAAAATACCCGGATACGCAGCTTCAAATACTGCATCTGTAATTTTATAAGGGAATTTTTTATCTTTAACGGAGCACAGTAATGCTGCGTCAAGAGGATCTAACTGTTCAAGAAACTGAATAAAGAGGGATTCGCGTTTAAGACTGGGCATTTCACCAGCATTAGGATTTGGCACAAACAAATACATCCTTCTCCAAGAAGAATATAAATTGCCTTGATTATCTAGCTGTTCATTCTTATTATATGGTGGCACTCCATCTGGGAGAAGCCACTTCATATTTTTATCTTTGTATAATCTAAGAATATCACGAATTACTGGTGAATCATACTTTTGTAGTATGTTCACTTTTTCATTTTTCGTTTTAGCTTCTTCTACCTTTTGAAATATTTCAGATACACCGAAATGCATTTATATTCTCCTAAAATTCATTTATATTTTCGAATAGATTGACCAGTCTTTTATCCATAAAGTACTTTACAAGTTTACTTCTATCCCCTTCTTTTTGGGAATTAAAGCTTTCTAATATACCAGTTTTGATATTATCTGGCACGCATTCGACATCTACCATTGTTTTGTTGCGTATAAAATTATCTTTCTCAGATATATCAAGACACGCATCAATAGGATCTTCAACAGACATAAATCGTGCCATGACCTTTTTAGTCACTGGCTTCTGCCTAATTCCCATAACAAATGAATTATCTGGTGATAGAACATTAGGGACGCCGTCCCCAACATCACCACGAATGATGTGTTCAACTAAGTACTTTTTTGGATCATTATGTACAATCATACGTTTATTTATTGGATCATATTGTTCAACATTCGGAAATTTTTGTAATTGTATAAAATCTTTGTCACTAGATACAATCAAAATGCGATTTTGATTATTAAGAAACTCTGTACTTCCTTTAGCTGCTAGTACAGCTATAACGTCATCTGCTTCCGCTCGAGGAAAATCTACTACTTTGTAGGGGAATACTTCTATTAAATCTGTCTTAACAATATCTAATAGAGAAAATATTTTATTCCAATCTAGTGTTAACTTATCTCTTGATTTCTTTCTACTAGCTTTATAATGTACATAAACATCTTTTCGCCATGATTTGCCACTATCAGCACATATAACTAATTCACCAAAATCATTCTTAAATCTCTTTCTGACAGATCTAAGTGAATTTAATATCATATGTCTAAGTAGATTTTCGTCTAATTCATCTGTGTTTTTAATAGATTGAAATAGATTTGAAAACATGATTTGAGATAAATCGACTAATATCATAGTTGGCCTCTTAGAAACATATCCCACTCAATTTCTCTAACATCCCAAGAATAGAATGTATCAATATACTGAGAAGCATTAAACAGTCTTGTGTTCATAGCTCCAGATCTAGTGAGATCGATTGTCTGTCTTAACATATGGGTGAATATACCAGCATGGTCTCTTACACTATTTTGATATTGGTACATCATAGTCCAATTAGCAGAAGTCTCATATAATGCAGCATAATTTGAATGAACACAAGCTAATCCAGCTGACATTGCTTCTATCAATGATATACAGCTAGTCTCAGGCCACTTTGATGGATATGCAAAAATATCATACTCAGGCAATTTCTTAACCAGGTCTTCGTGTGGAACAGCACCATGATAATTAATTGCGGGATGATTTTTCAGAAAAGAAAAAAGCTCTTCATATTCTTTGTCTCTTTCTTCCCAGCCATAAATGGAAAAACTAGAAAAGACATCGAGCGTAATATTCTTATCAACATTTTCATAGATATGATTAAATGCTGATGCTAATATATCTAAACCTCTGTGGGGTGTAGTATGATAAACCAATTTGATTGGTTCATCGGAAGGTATTATACCTTCTCGCTGACGCTTTTCTAAAGGTATAATAGCGTTTTTAATAACTTCGCATTTATACCATGGAATTGAAAAATGCTTAATATATGCTTGCATCTGCCAGTTGCTAACGAAAACTAGCTTATCAAAATGATTGTATCCACCTTCTTTTAAGAAGTTAGCTTCGGGGTCTTCAGGAAGATCGTGAGCAACAAATATCTTTTTCTTTGAATTATCTAAGTCTCTTACTCTTGAATGAATTATCTGAAAATTGCTTAATAATTCAGGATCAATCCGTTTAATCATTTCTTCAGCAATTAATTCTGTACCACCTCGAGCTTTGTTAGTAGTATCTTCTCGAATTAATTTGCCACCTAATATTTGAACCATATAGTTCCTATACTCCATTAAAGCATTTTATTCTAACACAGTTATCTGCATATGTCAATAAATATATCACTTGTGAATAAACCTGGAGTTCAAAATGGAAGAAAAGAATAATATAATAAAGTTTCCTATTGATAACACAAGGCTAGATCTTAGTGGCATTGCTGTTGACACCGAAGAAATTATGAACAATATTCTTGATATGAAGAAAATATATTTCTCCGAGATTGCAGATGCATTAGTTGACGATGTAATGAGAAATGTTGATTCATTATGTTTAGAAGAATCTAGAATGTGGCGCGGCGGTATGGATGTTAAAGATGTTATTTGCATCAAAGAAGCAATAGTGGCAGGTCTTTGCAGAAGCATGGGTATAAATCATCCACTACATGACATAATGGATAACAACATAACTAGAACAGATGATAGCAAAGAAACTAAATATGATAACAACATAAATTATTCATACACATTTAAGCAAGATTAATTCTCTGCGGGAGGATCATCTTCTTTCATCATTTCAATATTATTAACGAAATGTATTTCTCTATTGCCGCAGCACATACAAGCAGTTTTCATTATATTCTGAGATGGATCACGCTTATTTACTAAAAAATCGTACCAAACTAAACTATATGGCCTGCTTCCGCATTTTATGCATTCGCCTTCTAATACATAAAATCTAAAGTCTTTAATATCATCATCAATAGAAATAGCGTCATGTATAGGTCTAGCTTTTAAATTTGGAAGCTTTTTTGTATTTTTCATGATTAACTCCTATTTAATAGGTGTACCGATTTTGTGATGTGCTTTCTATGTATTTTGCCACCTATGAATGAATTATAAAAATCATCTCTTATTAAAGCGTCCCTTACAATTTGTTCTCTCATTTCAAGATAATTCATATCGCCTTTAGAAGAGCACAAGTAAAGTATTTTTCTCGAAAAGCATTCTACTCCAAATTTTTCAATATCATTTTTCAGTTCAGCCGAACTTCCATAATATTCTTTCCAATCTGAAGAAATCCTAACTCTCTTAGTACGCTTTCTAGATTTGTTTTTAGGAAGCTTTTTTATCGCCCATAGGCCTTTTTGACCGATGTACTTTTTGCCATATGCGGCAGGGCTAAGGCATTCAATTATATACACAAAACCAGCAAACTTTTGCAGTTCGCTATCTGGTAGGGTCAATTTAACCCCACTCTCAACAAGCCACGGATTGTTGTATTCTTGATCTGTTATTGATATTTGGTTTATGTCATCCATAAACCTATTTATGAAAGTTTATTCGTAGTTTATTCTTTTAGTATGCTGTTTCATTATGAATTCAGACATCGCATTAACTAGATTATCATTCAATTCAAATGTAGGCATTTCATGACTGTATGAATTTAACTTTTCTGTTAAATCATAAAAGACATCATGATAATAATCTTCGCTAATTTCACTTAAAAGAGTTCTTGAAAGTCTGTCAACTACATCTTTGTGTATTAATTCACCTATTGTTTTGTTTTTATTTTTGTTATTCATTGATTCCCCTAAATTGCGCACATCCTAGTATAAAGTTTTAGTGCTTGTGTATTATGATCGTAATTTTGATAAATTCTATAAAAATAAGTATCCGGAAATAATCCTATAAAAGCAAAAATATTCGCATTTGCTTCTTCTAAAGTAGTTCCCACATAATATGTTTTAACAGAATATTCTTTTTCATATAACATAAAATTTGGTCCGGTCAAAAAACCGGCACATGTTTTTATTGCTGAAAGATTTATAAGTTCATCTGCGAGAAAAGTTTTGAATATTGTTTGGTCTGGAACAAGCGTATAACTAAGTTTGGTAATTTGTTCTTTCCAATCGAAGTAACTTATCATACTGCTATTAGAAACAGTAAGATCTATAATTTTGATCATTTCATTCATTTCAATCTTCCTTTGTTTCAAACACTTTAATATCATCTCTGTTAGGTCCTAATCTAACAGCAGTTAGCTTTCCATAACCTGGCTCGTCTTTGAAAACGCAGCCTGTATCTATGTTGATTTGATTTTTGTTCAACTGAACAAAAGGAACCGGAGTGTGTCCATGAACTACAAAGACATTTTCTGCGAATTCGCCATCATAATCTATCCAATCTCTATTCCAGACCATAGAAAAATCAGACTGCTCATTTAGCGGATATGGAGTTATTCCTGCATGAACAAAGAAATAATCACCTTCTCTGTGAAAGAGAACAGTATGTTGTTTTAACCATTCAATGTGGTCTTTCAAAACAAGACTGTTCAATGCTTCGCTGTTTTTGAACTTATAAGAATTATATGTTGCACCACCACCATTAAATAACCACATTCCGGTATTGCCATCTAGTGCTTCAATCATCAGTTCTTCGTGATTACCACTAAGAAAAATGTATTCATGTTTTCCGTGAATCTGTAATTGAATTAACTTATCAATTACAGATTTAGAATCAGGGCCGCGATCTACATAGTCTCCAAGAAAACTATTTTTGCTGGCTCATCTTTAGTATCTTCTTCTATTATATCAAGTAATTTCAGTAAAGCGTTATAGCAGCCGTGTATATCACCTATTGCATATAAATTCATTTAGCACCTATTCTTTTCAATTCCAATCTGAGATCATCATATCCCCCGATTGAAACATCATTAATTAATATTTGTGGCACTGTTTTAGCGCCGGGTATTCTAGAAAGCATTTCTTGTAAATTTTTAGTATTTTCTTCTACATCATAATATGTGTAATCTAATTCTAATTCTTCTAAAATATCTTTAGATCTGTCACAGTATACACAAGTCTCCTTTCCGTATATTTCTATAAAATACATTATGCCTCACATGCTACACAAGAAAGAAGTTCTCTAGCATATTCTTGTGCTGGGTTTGTTGAACGCTGATAATACAAACTCTTCATTCCAAGCTTCCAAGATTCCACTAAAAGCATATTAACATCTTTTACTGGAGCATCAGGATGTATCATCAGATTAATAGACTGTGATTGATCAATATATCTCTGTCGCTGAGCAGCCTGAATTATAATTTCAATCTGTGGTATTTCACCGAACGTTTTAAATACAGCTTTTTCTTCTTCAGAGAGAAAATCAAGATGTTGTACAGATCCGCCGTGCATTAATATATCTTTCCAAATTTCAGCAGTATCTAAATTTTTGCTCTTAAGCAATTCTTTCAGATATGGATTTTTCTTGGTGAACTTACCTTTTGCAAGGTCTTTAACATAATAATTAGAATT